AAAGGGAGGAAAAAATTACCAACACAAATAAAAAAAATTCAAGGAACGCTTGATAAATCAAGAGAAGTAAAAAATGAAATGCAAGTTAGCACCTTATCTGAATTACCTCCTGCTCCTAATTGGCTTCGAGAAACCGCCCAAATAGAGTGGCGTAATGTAACAAATGAGCTTTTGAGCTTACAGATGTTACACCAAATTGACTTGGTTTTATTAGCTGCTTATTGTAATGCTATTTCTTTGCATATTGAAATGGAAAAATATTTAATGGAGAAGGGTAGAGTTAATCATTACTACAATGAAGATGGAAGTTTACGCCATAGCCAAAGTAAGCCAGAGGTAAAAATTAGTAATGATAGTTTATCTAATGCCTTAAAGATTGCAGTTCAATTTGGGTTTACACCAAGCAGTAGAGGTAGTATCTCTGCTCCTAAGATTACTAACAATACTCAAATAAATTATTTTGATTAAAATAATAAATGGAGACAGCATAAAGGAATTAAAGAAGTTTCCTGATAATTACTTTCATTCAGTAGTAACAGACCCACCTTATGGACTTTCTTTTATGGGCAAGAAATGGGATTATGATGTGCCAAGTGTAGAACTATGGACAGAGGTCTTTAGAGTATTGAAAGAGGGTGGCTATCTTTTAAGTTTTGCAGGAACAAGAACACAACATAGAATGGCAGTAAATATAGAAGATGCAGGATTTGAGATAAGAGATATGATTGCTTGGGTGTATGGTAGTGGATTTCCTAAAAGCCATAACATAGGTAAAGCAGTAGATAAGTTGCAGGGTAATGAAAGGGAAGTTGTTAAATCAAAAAGACACGGAGGGGGTTCATCCGACATTTTCCCTGAAAGAAATAATAAATTAGATAGTGTAGGTAATTCAGAATGGGAAGGGTGGGGTACTGCATTAAAACCAGCATTAGAACCTATTACAATGGCGAGAAAACCTTTTAAGACAAGTGTAGCAGAAAATGTATTAAAGAATGGAGTAGGTGGTATTAACATAGATGGATGTAGGGTTGGAACTACTGAAACTCTAACAAGAGATTGTAAGGGGTGGGCGAGTGCTGAACACAAAGGTTATCAACGACCAAGTTATAAGAACGCTAAAAAGACAATTTTTGGTTCAAACAATGGAAGGTTTCCTTCTAACCTTATACACGATGGAAGTGATGAGGTAACAAATTTGTTTCCTGAAAGTAACCAAGCGACAAGAACTTATAGAAAAAACAACGGAAGAACTTTTGCTGTTGGAGGTGGGAAAGAGCAATCATCTAATATAGTAGTAGCTGGAGACAAAGGTTGTGCTGCACGATTTTTCTATTGTGCAAAAGCAAGTAAGCAAGACAGGAATGAAGGGTTAGAAGATTTTGAAGATAAATTATCTTCTGCAAGTGAATTTAGGCCGAACCATTTAGAAAAAACTAACAAAGGAGAAAATGGAAATCCTTATGGTAGATGGAAACCACTTAAGAACAACCATCCAACAGTAAAACCTACTGACTTAATGAGATACTTGGTACGACTTGTAACACCAAAAGAAGGAATAGTATTAGATTGCTTTATGGGTTCAGGTTCAACAGGAAAAGCTTGTGCTTATGAAGGATTTAATTTTGTAGGTATAGATTTAGATAAGGATTATTGCGAAATTGCGAAAGCAAGAATAGACAAAGCAATAGAAGATAAAAGAATTATGGATAGTCAATTAAAATTGTTTTGAAATATTATTTTGATAAAGAAGCAGCAGATAGAGCTGTAAGTTTTATTGAGAAATTTATTACCCATACCAAAGGCGAACTTGCTGGGCAGCCATTGATTTTGGAAAAGTGGCAAAGGGAAATAGTGGAAAAGATATTTGGATGGAAGAATAAAAAAACAAATCTTAGGCAATATAGGACTTGCTTTATTATGCTTGGAAGAAAGAATGGTAAAACAACTTTAACTGCTGGGATAGGGCTTTATATGTTATTTGCAGATGAAGAAAAAGGAAGCGAAATCTATGCAGCTGCTGGCGATAGAAACCAAGCTGGGTTAGTACATGAGATTGCAAAAGGAATGATATTAAATAATCCAGAGCTAACTGCAAGAGCAAAGACATTAAGAAACTCAATCGTAAATGAAAGCAAAGGAAATTACTTTCAGGCAATAAGTTCTGATAGTAAAACCAAGCATGGCTTTAATGCTAATTGCGTTATCTTTGATGAGTTGCATACTCAGGTAAATAGAGATTTATGGGATACACTTTTAACCTCAACAGGAAGTAGAAGGCAGCCACTAACAGTTGCTATAACTACTGCTGGATTTGATAAGCAGAGCATCTGTTATGAGGTTTACTCTTACGCTAAAAAGGTATTAGATGGGAGCATTAAAGATGATTCCTTTCTACCAATAATCTATGAAGCTAATGATGAGGATGATATTACATTAGAAGAAACATGGAAGAAAGCCAATCCTAATTATGGAGTAAGTTTAAGAAAAGAATATATGCAAAGGGAAAGTAAAAAGGCAATAGATATCCCAAGTTATATGAATACCTTTAAGCGACTACATCTTAATCTGTGGACTGAGAATGAAATTAAATGGATGGGAGATAAGGAGTGGATGGAATGCGAGGGGGAGCTTGGAGATTTAAGTAATATGGAATGTTGGGGAGGATTAGATTTAGCAACCACAAGAGATATTACTGCATTTGTTTTAATATTCCGAGTGGATAACATCTTTAAAATAAAGCCCTATTTCTTTGTGCCAAGAGATAATGCTAAGGCAAGAAGTGATAGGGATGGGGTGGATTATATGAGTTGGATCAGTCAAGGTTATTTGATTGCTACTCCTGGCAATGTAACCGATTATTCTTTTATAAGAAAAAAGATAAATGAGCTATCAAAAAAATATAGGATTCAAAGTATTGCTTATGATAGATGGAATGCTTCTCAGTTGGTAATAGATTTAATTGGAGATGGTGCTAATATGTCTCCATTAGGACAAGGATTCGCCAGCTTGTCAGCTCCTACAAAAATGATGGAGAAGTTAATTTTATCAAAAGAAATACAGCATGATGGAAACCCTGTAATGAGATGGATGATTGGAAATGTGCAACTTGAAATAGATGCAGCCGATAACCATAAGCCAAGCAAGAAAAAATCAAAAGAGAAAATTGATGGCGTGGCCGCTTGTATTTGTGCCTTAGCTGAGTATATGAGTGAGGAAAAAGAAGGAGATAGTGTGTATGATAATCGTGGACTTTTAATGTTATGATAGAATTTAAAATACTTGCTTTACTTTCTCCAAATGGATTTGATGAAAGATTCTGGAAACATTGTAAAAGTGAAAAAACCTATAAGGCAGCTTATGAAAAAACTGAGAATGAATTTGAAAAGCATTTTGGAAAGCGTAAATATTCGGACTATAATAGTTACCGAAATTGCAGAGATAGAAGGATAAAAAGAAATGCAAACAAGTAGCATACTTTTTAAAATAGATAATCGTATAATTGCGAAATTCCAAAAACTATACCATTGGCAATAACAGATTTCTTCACAAACTTATTTAAGAAAAAAGAGAAAAGAGATTTCCTTTCAGCAATGAGTGCTATTAGCAGAGGAGCAAGTAGTGGGATAGCAGTTGATAAGAATACTGCTCTTACTTTTACAGCAGTTTGGAGTGCAGTAAGGTTACTCTCCGAATCCATAAGCATTCTTCCTATTAATATTTTTCAAAGAGAAACAAATGGAGATAAAACATTAGCTCTAAATAATCCATCTTATTATTTATTACATAATGAGCCAAACAATTATATGAGTTCGGTTGCATTTTTTGAAAAGATAATGATGGATCTCTGCCTTTCTGGAAACTCTTATGTGCATATAGTTAGAAGCCCAAGAGGATTAGTTCAAGCATTGATTCCATTAAATGCACAAGACATTCAAGTTAAAATAAATGATGGCCAGATTTTTTATCATAATAAAAATAGTGATGTAGTTTTAGATGATTATGATGTTTTACATTTCAAAGGAGTAAGTCAAGATGGAATAATGGGGCTTTCTCCTATTACCCAAAATGCAAACGCTATTGGATGGGGGATGGCTTTGGAAGAATATGGCTCAAAATATTTTACCAATTCAGCTAAATTATCAGGCGTATTGGAAACAGATAGAGCATTAAGTGAAGAAGCCATATCGAGATTACGAACTTCATTCTCAAATACTTATAAT